GCGGGCGCTGCTTCCTCCGGCTCCGCGAACAGCGCTTCCTCCTCCTCCGGCGTTGCCGGCGCCGGCTCGACCGTGGGGGGCTCTGGCGCGGGCTCTGGCGCTTCCGGCGCCGGCTCGACCGGCAGCGGCTCGACATTGCCGGCGCGCACGCCAGCGGCCGCCGTAGCGCTCAGCAGCAGCGCTTGCACCGCGGCGAGCGGGTGTGTGGGGTCCGTGATGGTGAACCGCTCGCGGTGCACCAGCTCGCGGCGCTCATCGAGCAACGTCGCCTCACACACAAGGGCGTCGCCCTCATACGACCAGACAGCGCGCAGCCGCGGCACCAGGGGAAGCTTTTTCACTTGAGTTTTCCTCCGAGGTAAATGCTCGCGAGCTTGGGCCCGACCAGCAAAACGACTGCAGTCGTACCGGCCGCAACCGCCGGCCAGAACCAGGGCTTGTGAGCAACGCCGGGCGGCTGCTCCGTGATGTTGCCTTCGGCGTTGCGTCTGTCCGTCTCGCCGCGCATCTGCTCGGCGCTCATCCCCGTGCGAATCACGCGCTCGGCCAAGTCCTTTTCAGCCTGGGTGACAGCGTTCGCGCGGTTGTAAGCGTTGCGCAGATTGGTCGCGTGGTCCCGATCTGCGTCGCTCCAAAAGCTGAAGATGCCCGGCTTCGTGGCTTCGTACCACTTGACCCACTCATCGAGCGCAGCACGCGCCGCAGCCGTCTTGGGCGTTTCGCGGTGCATGAAGTCGTTAATTGCTTCGATGTCCTCAGCGTTTGACACGGGGCCTCCTAGGGTGGTGCCAGGCCACGGGCACCAGCACCACCAGCACGCACAACACGAACGCGACCAGCGGGCTCACTCGGCCGCCTTCGCTTCCGGCTCTGGCTCGGGTTCCGGCTCGTCGCCCATCGCGTCTGCTTCGGCGTTGAGCGCCTCGAGATCTGCGCGGTTCAGGTCGAGCGCCTTGCAGAGCAAGTCAACTTGCTCGTCGTCGATGAGCTTGAACTTGATGATGGCCGCGAGCTTCGCGGGGTCCAAGCCGGCTTTGAGTTTCTGCGCAGCCTGCAGACGCTCGTCACCGCCCACGGTTTGCTTGAGCCCCTCGAGCAAGTGCGGGCCCGCTTTCTTGACGCCCTCCCACACTTCCAGCTTGAGCTGGTGCTTTCGGTCGGCCTCGGCTTGCTGCGCCAGCTCCGTGCGCTGGTCACGGAGCATCGATTCCGTAGCCTTCAAAAAGTCGATGCGCGCGACGTCGCCCGCGTCCGCGCGCTTCACCAGCTGCGCGTTCTGGTCCAGCACGGCCGTCACCAGGTTTTTGGAAGAGTCGCCCAAGTTTTCGAGCGGCTTGCTGAACGCGGTAATTAGCAAACGCTCGTGTTCTTGGGCTTGCCGCGTCTGCTTCAACGCCAGCTCTAGCAAGTCCTTATAGGCCGCGCTGAGGGTTTTGATCTCTTGGATTAGCGGCTGGTCTTGCTGCTCGTCCGGGTCGCCCACGCGCGGGCCCTCAGCGAGCCGCATCAGGTCGGCCATGCAATAAACGCCGATGCCGCCCTTTTTGCTGCGCTGCGCGCGCACCACGCCAGCGGCAACTAGGTTGCGAATCTGCTGGCCGTTGAAACCGCTCTTCGCGGCAGCCTCACCAGCTGGCAAGTACTCTTCCGCGTCCGCGTCCGTGTCGTTTTCGTCGGTCACCAGGTCGCCCCCTTGCGTTTGTGCCACCACCAATAAAAAGCAGCGCTCGCGGCCGTGGCGGCACCGAGACCGAGCGCGATAGCTCCGAGGCCCGGAGCGTGGCCCAATTCCGACAGCAGAGGTTCCCATCCGGTCGCATCGGCGAGCTTGCCGTAGTTCCGCACCACGGCTTTGAGGTACTCACTCGGGGCCAGCTCGAAGTAGCCGTTTGCGTGTTGAGCAAACACGGCATCGCGCAAGCTGCCGCGCCGGATTGCATCCTGAATCTCTGCAGCGCCTACCGCGCCACGCTTGCCACCGTTCAGGATGGTGCGCGCGACGCTGAGAAAGCCTTTCTCAGGCGACGACCAGCGCTTGTACTTGCCAACGTACATCGAGCCGTTGGCGTGAAAGTCGACGTGCGGAAAGCTGCCGGCATCGCCGCTGCCTTGCTCGGCTCCCCAATTGTTGGAGCCCACACCCTCAAGCCCCGTCAAGCCGTTGGCGGCCGCAAAGTCCAGCACACGCTGGTCACGCGACTTGACGCCCCAGCCGGCGCCAAAGCCGCCCTCGCCTCGCGACACAGCGAGCGAGTATTGGCGCTGACCCTCCGGCAACTCTGGCGCAGCACGCAGAGCAATCTCGTAAGCTTGCTGGTCGTTCATGGGGCACCTCGAAGCCAGCTCACGAACGCCGGCAGCTTGTAGGCTAGGAGCGCGAGCACGAGCACCACGACGAGCGCCAGCGGCCCGCGCCACGGGGGCGGGACGAACGCAAACAAGCCGAGCAGCGTCCTGCTCGTGGGCGACACGCTGCGCAGCCGGAGGTTAGCCGTGATGCGCTCTTCCTCCGTGAACTTATCGCCTCTGTCGCCGTTGTCGCTCATGTGCCGCTCAGCCCCGTGATGGCCTCGCCCAAGGTGGGCGGGCGCAGCGTTGAGTAATTGCACTTGCAGCTAAGCGGAGCGCCGTCGATGCCGGCGCGGCAGCCCGGCTCATGCCCTTGCGGAAGGCAAGGCAGGCGCAGCGCCCACTGCAGCAAACGGAAGAGCATCATAGCCCCAGCAACCACTGCAGACACACGAGCTTGACGCCGCCCGAGTGATTGGTGACGCGGATGAGATTCGTCTGTCCCGGAATGGGGACGGCGCGGCCACCCGCAAAAACCTGCGCGTCATACTTGGCGTTTGAGCCGCCACCGGCGTCTAGAAACTCGACGTCGATCGCTTCCGCGATGGCAGGGTCATTGTTGTTCTGGACGTGCAACACCACCGACTTGACAAAGTCCCTCACGGGATAGTCGGTCACCTCGAGGTTTTGCATCGTAACGCGCGGCTCCGTGTACGTGAGCGGCAGCGGCGGGGTCGAGCTTCCTTTGGCGACAGACGCCGCGAGAAACACGCTGCCCGTGCCGGCGTCATAGGCGGCCGTCGAGCGAGGCGCGTAGGTAACGGCTCGCACGCTGATTGAGTTGCACACGAGCGAGAACTGCGAGCCGTGCAGCCAGTCACAATCGAAGCTGTTGTTTGCGCCACCGCAGCCGTAGGTGACGCGAGCTCGCACGTCCGCGTTAGTGGCCGGCGTCTCGTCACCACGCGACAGCTGCACCGTGTGCACTGCCGGGGGACCATACAGCCGCGTGTTCTTTGGCAGCACCTGCACCGGCTGGTTAGGGGCTCCCGGCAGCGCTTGCGCGCGTTGGTCGCCCCAGTCGTTATTGTTCGCCCACGGCCCCTCCGTGGGTTCGAGCACGTGCACCAGCCGCGCGCCAGTGCGCATGAGCGCGCTTGCCAGCTCGCGAATTGACATCATGGCCGCGCCACCCTGATGACCATTCCGGTGCGACCGTTGACGCGAAAACGGTTCGTGACGCGCTTCGCGGCCGCGTGCTTACCGAGCAGCGTCAGCATTGCCGCGGCGTGCTTGTCGCCAGCCTGCGCACGCGCCTCGGTTTTCTTGACTGCAGTGAGCGCCGCTTTGCGCGTGGCGGGGTCATGCGAATTGACGCCCTTGAGGACGTGCTGAACCTTGCCGATCGCTTTCTTGCTGTGCTTCTGAATCTTCGCAGCGTGGCCGACAGCTACGCCCACCTGGACCGCTTTGCGTAGCTCTGGCGGAAGCTTGCCCATGGCTTCCTCGAGCGCGATGTCGGTCACCTTTTTGCCGGCGCCAATCTTTTCGGCAACCGACAGCGCGTGACCGAGCGCCTCCTTTTGCGAGTCAGGAATGGGCAACGCACTGAGCGCGACCTTATCCAAGCGCTTCCCCTGAGCGATGGCAGACGCCGCACCGAAAGCGCTCTGCGCGAGCTGCCCGCCGGGGATAGCACCCTTGATGCCGGCGACTACGGCTTCGCTCAACGGATGCCCGTCCGCAAGCGCCAGCGCTGCGCCCATCACACCGGAGACACCTTGCCCAACGCCAGGCACGAACGACACCACCTGAGCCGCGTATGGGGCGATCGTTTTCACGTCCGCCACCTGGTCTTTGAAGTTGCGCATCAAGGCGCGGTCGATGCGTCCACCGCGCGCGATGTCTTCCGCGAGCGATGCCGGCGCGACGGCAACGCCGTACACGGCAGCGAGCGGCTTACCCACGAGGGGAACGTGACTGATTGCTTTTTTCAGGTTCGAAAAGAATCCCATCGCTTCCGCCTTTCAGTCGTTTTCGACGTGCATCGCCTGGCGCCACTCTTCCGCGCGTTGCGGGTCGGCATCCGCGAAGCGAGCGAGCTGCGCCACGTAAACTTGCTTTGACCCCTTGGGGTCTTTCTTCGGCCAGTACAACGGCCGCGGGGGCACGATGCCGTGGTCCTGCGCGAGAGTGAGCGCCGACTTCGGGCCGTACAACCCATCGATGTTGCCGACGTAGAAACGGCGCCGTTGCTCTAGACGCTGGTAGTCGGTCACCGACGCTTTAACGAAAGGGTCCTGCCGCGCCTGCGCGGGCGTCATGCTCGACAGCAAGCGCGCGAGCTGCCCAGCTTGCTTGCGTGCTTCCGAGCTATCAGCACGCGGCGCGGGGTTCACCTTGCCGCCGAGTGCACGCGCTCCGGGCCTTGCGTGCGGCGTAGCTCCGATCGCGCCTTCCAGCTCTTTCGCGGCTGACTCGAGCGACGCCGCTTGCGCCGCGTAGCCCTGCTTTCGCAAGCTCGCGGCTACCTGGTGCATCACGGCCGGGTCGCCGCTCTTGATGGCTCGCGCAACCGCGTCCACGACGCTTTTGGGCACCGCACCGGCCGAGCCGTGGTCACCCGAGAAAAGCCACAGGGCCCCGCCGATAAGCGCCGCACCACCGATGATTGCAGGGAGCATCCGTTTTTTCCTTTCACAAGCCTAGGAACCTCGAGGGGTCCTCAATCTTTCCCGAGTCGTGCCGCCGGCAACCGGGGCACACGTGGCGACCGTTCACCACGTTGAGCTTGGAGCTACATGCGAAGCACACGCCGCGGCGTACTTCGCAATGCATCTTGATGGGGCGGCCCTCGAGGCTCTGCCCGCAGCGAGCGCACTTGCCCGCGCCAGAATCCCATTCGCCGCACTCACAGCGACGGCGCCAGTACACGCGGCAGTCAGCGTGCTCGCCGTCTTCCTGCAGCTCCGCAACACGAGCGGCGCAAAGGTCGTCGCAGTCGCCCCAGCCACGCTTTAAGATCGTGTTGATATCGGCGAACTCCTCGAGCCCCTTGGGCCATGGTTCGCGCTCATATTCAACGCCGGATTCGTAAAGCCGAGGGAGCGGCCGACCTCTGCGCTTAGCGCTTCGGATGGCAATGCGATTGCAAGCAACCACGCCGCGCAAAAACCCTTGCGTCAGCACGGCGAGCGTTTTCCCGTCTCTGGTTCCAACGCCCACTCTGGTTACAAGCGTGAATCCCATTGCGCCTCCTAGCTAGCTCACACCCAAGCCGGGCCGATGATCGACCCGTAGAACGGGTGGTCTGCCACGTCGATGTTCGTCACCGTGAGGGTGATGTCGATACCCGGTTTCGCGATGAAGCCGAGCAGCGCCACGCGCACGCCGGTTTGCGAGAAGATGTCACCGTGCGCAGCTTCGCTGTTCACGAACATCGAGTCTCGACCGATCACCAGGTCATTGATGGCGAAGAAGCCCGACAGCGTCGACGGCAGCACGAAGCGCTCCGTCTGGAAAGTACGCTGCGGACGCGCCGTCAGGACTACCGTGGTGCCAGCCGTCACGCTCGTGGTGCCGTTGCCGCCCTGGGGGAAGCTGCACACTTGCGTTTGGTTGGTCGGTTGAATGCGCTTCACGCTCAACGGATGGCGACCCCGGCGACGGCGACGGCCGCCACCGACAACGATGTCCGCACCGGACTCGTCATCGCCTTCCATGTCGTCATCGCCCATGTCGTCTTCGCCCACACTCAGATCGTACATTGCTCACTCCTTTGGTTGACTCGCACCGCGGGGCGTGAGTGCCCCGCGATGAAAGATTGTGCGCGGCGCTACGCCGCTTGACGGACGCCACGCGCGAGCAACGCAGTCTTGACCGCGTCACCCGTGCCGTAGCCGATCAGTCCGTGAGCGAGACCTGCAACGGTCTCGCTGTGCTCATCGAACACACCCAGCGCGCAAGCGCCACCGACGAGCGTCCCCAAAACGAGATCAGTGCGAAACTTGGTTTTCGGAATGTGCGGCATCTTGACGGCCAAGCCGCCAGCAACGCCACCACCGACAGCCGCAGCAGCGCCCGTCACGATGGTTTTGCCCGCGTGCTTTGCCGCGGCCTTGTGTTTCACCATCCCATTGCGCACGGCCATCACGTGCCGAATTAGCTCGTGGCGACCTTTGGTTGCGATGTGGGAGGGGACGTGTGCGAGTGCTCCGGCCATGTTTCGTGATTCTCCTTTTGGGGCGGGTTTACCCCGAGCCTGTAAAAAAACCCGGCTGACGCGGCCGCGTCAAGTCACCCCAGCTGACGCCGGACAAAATGCCCGAGGCAATCCTATCGTTGGGGGGCAAAACTCCGGACTTGACGTAGGCTCGGATCGGGTTTGAGCGCGCCCAAAGTCGCTTCACGAAAGAGGTAGTTTATGGCTGACAACAACACACCGTGGGGTGATGCACTCGCCCCGCTCGAGAAAGACGGCAAGACGATCTGGATTGACCTCGGCCCCGTCTGGAAAGGGCCTAACGGCTCGCTGCAGCTGACGCTCGTCAGCGAGCCGCTCCACTGGCGCGCTCACAACACGGAGCGCCGTATCGTCATCAAGCAACGCGAGGAACGCGAGACCGAGCGCAGCGCGCCCAAGGGTGGGCGCCGATGAGCACCACCACGCTTCACACCGTGACGCCCATCGGTCGCGAGCCGCTGCAGGTCGCCACCGCGGACGGCGACTGTGAGTTTTGCGAAGCCGTGCGTGCGCACTTTGACCACGAGCGCGGCAACGTCGTTTTCTTTGAGATACCCGAAGCCCCGAAGATGGTTCAGCGCGTCGCGATCGTTTGGCTCTGGCCCTTGCTGCTCGACTGTCGCGACGTCACGCGCGATGAGATGGCACGGGAGCTGGCACCATGAGGGGCCTACTCGTTGCCGCGCTGCTCGCCATTGGGTGCGCAGCTCACGTCACCACGAGCGACGGCGCTGCCGGCGACGACGCCGGAGGCGCTGCCGGCGATGCGACGGACTGCAGGCCGCGCAAGTGCGCGGAGCCCATCACGAGCGCCACACCGTGTCTCGACAGTTGCGGCCGGCCGCAAGTGCCTTGCCGCACGAATTGCGGGGTGGCGCCGTGAGCAGGCGCATGCGCGCTTTCTTCGCGGGGTCGCCAAGCTCCGCGAACTACACCAGCCGCAGCACGCCTCCGATCTCTGACCGCCCCAGCACGGCGCGCATCAGCATATCGGCGGCGCTCGCGGTCAACACGCCACACCCGGACGCGGAAGCGTACGCGCGGGCGCTGGTGCCCGTGCTGCAGCGCTGGTGCCATCGCCCGCTCGAAGTCGCCCGGTGGCTCGTGCGCATCTTGGAGACAACGCCATGAGCAGCAGACCCAGCAACACGCCGCGGCTAAAGTGGCGCACGCACACGGAGCGCACCTACCACGCGCGCCGCATTCGGGCGCGGCAACGCGAGCAAGCCACGTGCGTTCACAAGTGGGTGCGCATCAGCCAAGGCACGGTGTGCTTGCACTGCCGGAAGCTCAGCCAGTCGCTGAGGTTCAACTGAAAGCGTCGCGCGTGACCGAACCGGTGACGGAGCTAGCCCCGTTCCAGTTCTCGCGCGCGTGCTTCCGCGTGGACGTCCGTGTGTCCACGCCGCAACTCGAAGACTGGCTCAGTGCCCACCAGAACGAGCTGGACTTGTTCGATGCGTTGCACTTGTTCCGTGTCTGGTGCCGGCGCATCCGGCGCGGGACGCTGGTCGGTCGGCAATACAAGCCGAGTGCGTGCCGCATCCGGCTGTGCTCCGAGGGCGGACACCTCACCATCGCGCAATGGGGTGACGCCGGCTAGCAGTTGATAGCGGCCCCCGCGCAGCTCGTAGACTTCACGAGTTGGCAGCGGGGGCCGCTCTTCGTGCATCGCGAGCGGCTGGCGCCAGCGCCACTCTCGCGCCATCCGATCTTCTTCGACCTCGAGGAGCATCGTGGACACGTGGCGCGCTACCGGGTCGCGCAGCACTACCAGCGGCACCGCTGCATATGCCGTGCGGCGCGCGTCCGGCAGTCGCCGAATTAGCGTCCCCGTGTAGTCTGGATTCTTGTGCTTCGGAGGGAGGAAGCCCACACCGGAGCGCAGTCGACGGAACCCCTTGCGCGCACTCACGGGCGACTGCGAGAGCTTCGCAAGCTCGCCTAACGTCGCGTCTGCCTTGCCGGCAATCTTCGCGATGTAGCTTGCGAGAGCGTCCGCGCTGCGCCCGCGCTCCGCGATGCTCTGCGCGCCCCATCCGGTCAACATCGCAATATCGAGCAAGTCACCCTCGAGAAGCGTCGCCGTGCGGTGGTCTTGCCCGCGTGCTCTGCGCCGCTCGTAATCCGCAGCAAGCTCGCGCGCCAGCTCGGGACAGTGCACCACGAAGTTAATATGGGGCCATCCCGTGCGGTGCGACTCCACAACACCAACCCATTGAGACTTGAAGTCCTGCCAGCCACGGGCGACAGCGTAGCGCCGTAGGCGCTTCAAAAAATTGCGGCTCTGCCGGCTTAGCTCTGCGTTTGCCTCATCGGGCGTTTTCCACACTCGCTCGCCGTACACCGCGTTTCGGTCGATGGTGAGCACGAGAAACACGTTGCCCGCAGGGTCGAGCGGCGCGAAAGCCTGCTGCATGCGCCGGAAGGCAACGGAGGCGCTGTAGCGAGCGCACGCGCCGTCATGCCGCCACGAGCCGCAAAGCAACGGCCTACGCGCCACGCGACCGGGGTCCGCCTTGGCCCACGTGTACAGCGCATCGCAGCCGCAGCGCTCGACGTAGCGCGGCACAACCTTTTTTGGTGCCTGACGCCCCCGCGCGACGGGAAGTGAGCGGGACTTCGCTCCGCTCACTTGTTCGTATGTATTGCCAAGGGGCGCGCGCTCCGCTGCGCCGCGTTCTGTCGGCCTTTCGTCGCTTTGGCTCTGTCCGGCCCCGCGGCCTTGCATCGCGCGCAGCAGTGCCTTGCGGACACGTCCGGGCACCGAGCGAGCGGGGGCGGAGGCGGCGGACAACCGTCTAACGTCCGATAGTTCTTGACACCCGCAGCCGAAGCGTGGGCGGGGGGCGATGAATCAGGCACCAGCCATCGTACTGACACGCCCCACACCACGCCGGCTCAGGGTGAGCTTTCGTCGACGGGAAGAGTGGAGCGTGCCGGCGAGAGGGCTGGTTAGAGGGAGGTAATTCGCGACGGGCGGGGGCGATGCGACAAAGCCACCGCAGCAGCGACGCAGCGAGCGCCCGCGCGGCAGAGGCTGGCTGCCTCCGGCGGTGCAGGCGGCCGCCACGTCGACGCCGACAGTTGCAACACACGACCATCACGCACACGGCGCAATGCGCGCAGCGGTACCCCCTCACCCCGGCTCCGTGTGCTGCAGCACATTCAGGACCGCGGCTTGTATCTCCTCGACCGACACGCCGCTTTGCTGCAGCGTCGCCGTGCCGATGCCGAGCAGCAGCGAGCCCACGTCACGATCGCTGCAGCCGGTGGACTTCTGAATCTCGCTTACAGCCTTTTCCAGCTGCACAACGAAACTTATCTGCTCGTTCACGGGTTGCACCCTCCGAAGCAATTCCACGTCCACTCGCCCCGCGAGTCGCGCACGGGCGCAAGCGCCGGCATCGCGCAGCACGGACAGAACTCCGGCGGGCTCGGCTGCTTCAACACGTCCAGCACGGGCGCGACAGCGAGCGGGGGCAAGGCAGCTTCCAGCCCCCGCATGAACGCGATTCCGTAGCCGCCGAAGCGCACCACGGGCGTCACGAGCGCCCCCCTATCCCGGGCAGCTGCGCCTGGGCGTTCAACGCTTTTTGGTAGGACAGCTCGCACGACTCGCACGCCATGCGCATGCGGTTGCTGATCGCTTCGGTGGTCTCGCCTTCACGCCGGGCGTAGCCCCAAGCGAAGGTAACCAGGAAGTCAAAGATGGCTGCCGGCGCGAGCTCGTGCCGTACGCGGTGGCGCTCGACGACGGTAAAGATCTCTCGCTGCAGCTCCGCTTGCTGAATGCTCGTCATCTGGTGGCTTTTGGGCATGTCAATCTCTTTCTGTCGGGGGAACGAAAAAGGCCCCCAAGAGGGGCTCCAAACGACGGGCGAGGGGGGGACTCGGTACCTGCCGCTTGGAGCCCCGCTTGGGGGCCCTTGACGCGCTGTGGGGGGAAGCTAGTTTGGGCATTGACGCCGCTACCTCGGCTCCGTGCCCCCGGGCGCTTGCAGGCGCCGCGGGGGCTTTTTTCGGAGCTAGGTCGAGCCCTCCTCCGTGGGGGTGGGCGCTGGCGCCTCATCGGGGAGCGCCGTGGGGTCGCTGCCGATGATGGCGTTAGCTGTTTCGTCGACGTCCGAAAACTCTTGCACACCGTCGAACGATTGTTCTAGGGCGCGCACGCGGTTGTTGATGTCCTGTTGAACATCGACGACAGCGTCCACGTTGTTGAGCAAGCGACGAAACTCCCGCGCTTCCGCGGGGCCCTTGCAGAACGCGAGCAGCAGCACCTCGAGGCGCCGCACACGCGTTTCCAAGTCACCTTGCTGCGCGGGCAAGGTTTCAGCGCTCGGCTGCTGCGGCGGTTGAATCACCTCGACGGTGTGCCCCGCTGCCGCTTCGCGCTTTGCGATCTCCGAAGGGGAGTTGTAGTGCGTGAAAGTTTTCGACGGCGGAGCCGCGCCGCTCGGAGCGGCTGCAGCCGCTTCGCGCTTTGCGATCTCCTCCGGCGAATTGTAGTGGACCATTCTCGCCACGGGCATGACTCAGCCCTCAGGGGCTCTTGTTGACGCGGATGTTTGCGGTGATGGCCGTTTGGTTCACGGTGCCCGCGGTGATGTTGGAGAACGGAATCTTGACGGTCCCGTCCGTGTCGCAATACGGCTGGCCGCAAATGATGCCGGCGACGAGCGCGGAATTGAAAGACACGTTCAAGCTGTCGCCCACCTTCACACCGGCAAACGTCACGCTGACGGCGACCGTAGCGAGCGTGGTGATGTTGCCGGGGGTGATGCTGCTGGACTTGCGCGACCCCAGAAGCGGGCCCGATTGGCCGGCGCGCGTCCCTGCGTTTTGAGCTGCAACCATGACTGTTCCTGCTTTCTTTCTCTGGGCGTTTTGCCCAAGCCTTTACCGCACGCGAAAGCGTGCCATCACCACCGGCCCGCGGTTGTTGACACCGACCGGAGCGGTATGCGTCCACGGCGTATCGATTGGATTCACGCCGCGCGTTGCGCGTCGACTGGTCCCCACGGAGTTGACCTTAAAGCCTAGGTTGTTGGCGCAGCCGATCGCTTGACTCGGCACTTGCGGCGTGAGCCCCGTGCCTGCCTGCACCGACGTGCCACCAAGGAATTGCTCCGTGATGGCAAAGCTATACATCAGCACGTCACCGCGGCTCACCTTCAACGCTGGCGTTTGCGTGAAGCTCGCGACGTTGACGCCGTTGACGGTGGCTTCACCCGTCGCCACAACCACCGGTTGCCAAACAAGCGACAGCTTGCTTTTTTCGAGGCGCCCCATGCTGCCGATGCAAACGCCGTTGGCGCCGTCCGGCGTGACAGGCACGTTGAGCGAACCTGCAGCCGTGTTGTCGCCCGTCTTCATGAACATGAACGCCCAGGCGTTGCCCTGATTCACACCGAGCGTGCCACCCCAGCCGCCGCCGAGCTTGCTCCCGACGAACGTCCACCCCGCGGGCGTGGGGACGTTGCCTAGGTTCGCCGTCCCCGGCTTGAGTGCAATCGTCAACACGTTGAGCACGTTTGCGGCGACACTGCCGGCCGCGGGCCAAGGGATGTTGATTGACGTCGCGCCGGCTGCGTTGTCGAAAATGGCCGTGCTTGTGCCCACAGAAATAATCTGCCGCGTGTAGCGCTCCGCGGCGACGGCATTGAGCAAGGCTTGCTGCTTAAGCATCCTGCAAATCGCCGGTAACGTCGGCCGCGTTGGCGGTGTTGAACACGAGCCCAATCGTCGCGCCTTGCTGGCCCGAGATTGCGACATTGGTGGTGGGTGGCGTCAGCGTCGCCGTGCCTGCGAAGCTCACGGCGCCGGCTGCAACTTGCCGCATGAACACCACGTCACCGGCCGCGAAAACGCCGTTATTGACTGTGACCACGCAACCGCCGGCCGCCGTGAAACGGATATAGCAATTCCGATCGGCCGACGTCAGCGTGCGCGTAGCGCCGGCCTCCGTGACGATGGTGAGGCTTGGCACCGCTGCAATGAGTGCGGCTAGCGTCTCGAGCGCATCGCTGGTGCTCGCGCCGGCCACGCTCGAGACGTTGGTCACCTCATCGGAATCGTAATCGCCCGAGAGCGGCAACACGGCGCCCACGCGCCCGTTGAAGCTCAGCACGCCAGTGGCGACCGTGCCGGCCTTCCACTCGCGCCGCACGGCATCCCAAAGCAACGCCTGGCCGTTGACAGTGCCGAGCAGCAGCGCGCCAGACTGCGAGACGCGGAAGGCTTGAGTCATTCGGGCCCCTGGAACAGCGCGTCTTCCTCCTCAGGCGTTGCCGGCGCCGGCTCGACCTCGAGGGGCGCGGGCGCTGCCTCCGGCTCCGCGAACAGCGCGTCTTCCTCCTCCGGCGTTGCCGGCGCCGGCTCGACCTCGAGGGGAGCGGGCGCTGCTTCCTCCGGCTCCGCGAACAGCGCTTCCTCCTCCTCCGGCGTTGCCGGCGCCGGCTCGACCGTGGGGGGCTCTGGCGCGGGCTCTGGCGCTTCCGGCGCCGGCTC